GTTCAAATCAGGCATACTTAAGGAGCGAACAGACACTGGTCGTATCTATCTAGTGTTCATTGACAATGTGATGAACCAAGGACCATTTGATCCTGAGTATCACACCATTTACCAGAGTAACCTTTGCTGTGAAATTCTCCTTCCTACAAAACCTTTCAAGCGACTTGATGATGACCAAGGTCGAATCGCCCTTTGCACCCTTGGCTCAATCAACTGGGGTGCCTTTAGAAATCCTGAAGATATGCGCCGCGCTTGTAGAATTTTGCAACGTAGCCTGTGTAATATCCTGGACTACCAAGACTTCCTCTCAATCCAAAGCCAACTATCCAATGACGAAATCCAGCCGCTCGGTATCGGTATTACTAACTTGGCTTACTGGCATGCCAAGCGGGGCCTCCTATATGGCGATAAGGACTCTTTGGCCGAAGTTAAATCCTGGATGGAACATCAAGCCTACTACCTTACCGAAGCAACAGTTGAGCTTGCGAAGGAAAGAGGCCGTTGCAAAGATTCTGACCGCACCTGGTATGGTAAAGGTATATTTCCTTGGGAGAGACGAAGCGCCGGGGTCAACGAACTCACTGATTTTTCACCTGAGTTAGACTGGGAACCTCTGCGAGCACAGATGAAAGAACATGGTGTGCGCAACGCCACACTGATGGCAGTAGCACCTGTGGAGTCAAGTTCTGTGGTGATCAACTCAACCAATGGCATTGAAATGCCCATGAGCCTGATCACAGTAAAAGAATCAAAGGCTGGCAGTCTCACACAAGTGGTGCCTGAGTACCACCGTTTGAAAAATAAGTACCAGTTGATGTGGGCACAAAAAGACTGCATTGGCTATTTAAAAACCGCGTGTGTGTTGGCAGCATACATTGATCAGTCAATCTCTACCAACACATTCTATAATCCAGCGCACTGGCCTGATCGCAAGGTGCCTACCACACTGATTGCCCGCAACCTAATGCAAGCACACTATTGGGGACTCAAGACATTCTACTACAGCCTTATCAACAAAGCCGGCAGTAAAATGATCAAAGAAGATGCACCCACACCCATGCTTGAGATTGATTTTGATCTCGAAGAAGATTGTGAAAGTTGCAAACTTTGAACAGCATAGAAAAGGTCTGGGCGCGAGCCACAGGCCACCTAATGGGGCACACAGATGACGATCGTCCTGATGTGCCCATTTTAACTTTGCGTGAAGCTCGATTGGCCTTGTTCTTCAAGACCTTTTGGGTTATAATACATGTAGTGACTTGTGGGTTTATCATAGCCAACACAATCAGACACTGGAACAATTAAAATGTTAGAAACCTGTTGTGACATATTAGTAGATGCGTACAAACGCAATTGGATAACCAGCAGAGATGGCAACATCTCTATTCGTCACCACGACCGTGATCATTTCTATATCACACCATCGGGTGTGCGCAAGCAAACACTACAGCCTGATCAATTCAAAAAGATTCGATTGATTGACAGCATCAGTGCTTCGCCACCTTTTCTTACCAAATCCTGGCAGGAAGAATACTACACCGACATCAGCAGCAATCTCAAACCCAGCGGCGAACTACCACTGCACTTTGGTTTACAAAAAGAAATGGGCCAGCACTCAACCGATGTTAGAGTTGTGGTTCACGTGCATCCAACCTATTGTATTGCAGCCATGCATGCTGGCATTGATTTGAGCACAGTCAGTACAGCATTTCCAGAACTCAATCGATATACTCGGGTAGCACCCAATGTAGGTGACGTAGCACCAATTAGTCAAGAGCTTGCTGATGCGTGTCATCATAAACTGAAGTTGGATGACCGTGGTAATATTGCCTATGACATTGTGGGTATCAAAGGTCACGGAGTGGTTGCTATTGATGTCACTCCATGGCGTGCCTATGAGCACATTGAAAGATTAGAACACATTTGCAAAATAGTTCTTGCATCGGGAAGAATTCAATAAGGCACTGGAAATGAACAACAGCAATTTTCCTGCTTGGCACAATGGTAAGTTTTGTCAAGTAAGCGATTTAAAAATCAGTGTTCAAGATCTTGGACTGTTGCGTTCTTACGGCGTTTATGATGTCATAAGCATAAAAAACAATCGAGCTTTGATGGTGGCTCAACACATTGATCGTTTTTTACAAGGTTGCAAATACTACTATCTCAAATTAGACTATACCAGTGATAATTTGATTGAAATCATAAAACAAATCAATGCACAATCCACAGAAGATATTCATGTTTGGATTATGGCCACTCGGGGAGAGCCGTTGTCTTATGATTTCCGCGATGTTTTAAAAGCAACACCGCAACTGATGATAGCATCAAGTCCGTATACCTCTGTTAGCTCTGGTAACCCCATGAGACTGTGCATTGCTAGAAAAGTTTGTCGTATTCCTGACTCGTCAATCAATCAGGCGTACAAAAACTTTGCTCGACAAGATTTTACCATAGCACAAATTGAATCAACCATGCGTGGTTTTGGTAATCCTGTTTTATTAGATCACGATGGCATGCTGACAGAAGGACCACAGTTTAGTGTGGCAATCATCAAAGATGGATATGTGTTGTCTCCTGCTAAAAATTGCCTGCCCGGCATTACTATGAAGTTGATTAACACATTATGTCAAGAACATGGTATAGATTTCCAATACTGCAACATCAATGAAGAATTGTTAAACACAGCAGATGACGCTTTTGCAACTACATCTGCTGGAGGTGTAATATCTATTGCATCTATAGATAACAAACAATTTGTAGAAACTGCACTACAACAGCAATTAAAAAACTTGTACCAACAGGCATGGGAACAAGACAAATACTCTATAAGGATATAAAATGAGCCAAGCACAATACAACCTCTCTACCAAAACAGATTACCTACATCGCAAGATGTTTTTGGATCCTGCTGGTCCTGTGACCATTCAGCGTTTTGAAGAAGTCAAATACAACAAGCTGGTGAAGTTTGAGCAAGAGGCTCGTGGGTTCTTTTGGGTACCAGAAGAAATATCATTGACCAAGGATGCCAATGACTTTAAGGAAGCGTCAGACACAGTCAAGCATATCTTTACAAGTAATCTCTTGCGTCAAACAGCATTAGACAGTTTACAAGGTCGCGGTCCTGCACAGGTGTTTACTCCTGTTGTGGGCATACCTGAGCTGGAAGCGTTAATGTACAACTGGAGTTTCTTTGAAACCAACATTCATTCGCGCAGTTACAGTCACATCATTCGCAACATCTACAATGTGCCCAAAGATGTGTTCAACACCATCCATGACACCAAAGAGATCGTGGACATGGCTTCTAGTGTGGGCAAGTACTACGATCACTTGCACATGGTCAACTGTGAAAAAGAACTAGAAGTTCCGGTAAAAGAATACAGCCATATCAAATCTATTTGGCTGGCACTCAATGCTTCTTACGCATTGGAAGCATTCCGCTTTATGGTTAGCTTTGCTACAAGTTTGGCCATGGTAGAGAACAAGATCTTCATTGGCAATGGCAACATCATTCAGTTGATCTTGCAAGATGAAATCCTGCACAAGGAATGGACTGCTTGGATTATCAATCAAGTTGTGAAAGAAGATCCGCGCTTTGCTCGGGCCAAGGCCGAATGTGAAGCTGAAGTGTATCAAATGTATCTTGATGTGATCCGTGAAGAAAAAGAATGGGCTGATTACTTGTTTAACAAAGGACCAGTGATTGGTCTCAACGCACAGATCCTAAAAGACTTTGTGGACTACACCGCAGCCAACGCACTCAAAGAGATTGGCATCAAGTATCAAGAGCCAGCACCGCGAAGCACACCCATTCCATGGTTTAACAAGCATGTGGACACCAGCAAGAAACAAACTGCCCTGCAGGAAAATGAATCAACTAACTATGTGATTGGTGTGATGAGTGATGCCATTGATTATGATGAGTTACCTAGCCTATGATTAACGACGAATGGTTCGATGGTGGATTTACTACCTACAAACACCCCACTCCTATCAGTTATGAAACTGCAACTGATAATGGCACTGTAGATACACTAGAAGGTCCTGTGAACTACACAGTGGGCCACAAGATTATTACTGGTCCCAAAGGCGAGCGGTATCCTGTGAGTCCTATCAAGTTTGCGGCCTATTATGATGACAATGGTGATGGCACAGCTACACCCAAGAAGATCTTTAAAGTTGCCAAACTTGCTGACCATGATGGTGTTGTAAAAGCATCATGGGGCAACTTAGAATACACCCGTGGCAATGACTACATTGTGCGACACGGATCCGGCGACTATGGTGTTGTTAAAAAAGACATCTTTGCCAAGACATACCACTTACCAAAAGGAAAATAAAAATGAAAGCAATTGTATGGTCAAAAGACCAATGCCCCTACTGCGACCAGGCTAAGGCCTTGCTCAAATCACGCAACATCGAATTTGAAGAACGCAACATCATGCATGGCTGGACCAAGGAACAACTATTAGAAGCAGTACCAACTGCTCGTACACTACCACAGATCTTTTTGGATGAAGAACTTGTGGGTGGGTTCAATGAACTCCGAACAAAACTAACAGAAAGCAAATAATGGAAATTGGAAAAGTTTACACATTCAAATTAAACTCTGGCGAGGAAATGATTGCCAAAGTTGTGGACACTGGCGAAGGCTATGCCATGCTACAAGACCCTGTAAGCGTGGCACCTGGACCACAGGGCATGGGACTTGTGCCGAGTATGTTTACCGCAGATCCTGAAAAAAATCCCCGGCTAAATATGAATTGTGTTGCTATCTCTGCGTTAACAGACGAAAATGTGCGTATGAAATACATTGAAGCAACCACAGGCATCAAGGTGCCAGAAAAACGAATCTTAGTGGGATAACATGCCAGCAGTACAACGAGTAGGTGATGCAGACGGAGCAGGAGGTGTGGCCAGTGGTGGCGTTGGTTCAGTACGAGTCAACGGCCGCGCAGTGATTGTTGATGGCAATTCTGTTAGTGCTCATCCTTGCTGTGGCCGCAAAGGTTGCCCACCTATTCATTGTAGTGCTACAACTGCTGGTGGGTCGGGCTCAGTTAGAGCTGGTGGTATTCCTGTAGTATATACTGGTGCCAGCGACACCTGCGGCCATGCCCGAGCTGGCGGCTCAAGTGACGTCAGGGTGGCAGCATAATGGCCCAAGGCATCCTAACTCCATTACAGTTGACGGCAGCATCTGCTTTACTAAACAACACTGGTCTGGACCCGCTGCCCACAACATTGACCACAGCAGTTGCATCATTCAATGCTGCTTCCCCAATTCCAAACTTTCTTACCGCAGTAGCCAATTACACTGCTGCATCGTTTGCTAACGCATCAACACTGTCGTCATTGCTGACCATTGGCAATACCACCATTCCTGCACTGGGCGACAGCATCCCTGCTGCTTTTATCAATCTCACTCCTGTATCTACTGTGCCTGCAGGCTTTGCCGGGTTGATACAACAAACTGGAAACAACTATTTGGGTAATGGCGATGTTGGCCGTTTCTCACAAGGCTTCATGGCAGTGCAGGGCTATATCAACACAACCAATCAGTTCATCAATTCTGCCACAAATGCTCAGACCTATCTTGGTCCTACGTTTACCAATATGGATGCACTGACAACAAACAATATTAATACTGTAAATCCAGATTTTGAAAACTTTGCTATAGATCTAACCAATCAAGGTAACTTAACTAACTTAAATGATCTTAGATCATATGGCACACCTGCTGGCCTGTTGCGTCAGTTGGCGGCCGAAGGAAACATGGTGGGTGGAGTATTTGCACCTGTACAAACACCATTATTGGCTGCAGGACTGACCACTAGAGAAATACAAACTTTGTTAACAGGATCAGACGCAGTTACAGAAAACGAGTATCTTCGTTTGCAACGCCTAGCCTACCAAGGCATGACCAATGTAACAGGCACTGATCTACAACAAGTGTTAAGTATCTTAGCAGTGACTACGCCTAATCTTACTAGCATGGCCGACTTGTTGGATCAGACCATGATATTTCCCAACAGTTACACCACATTATTAACGCCTAGTCCCGCGGGCTCGGTGTTGGTATACGGACCTGGCGGCAGCGTTAATATGAACTTGGCCGACAATGTGTCGGCATATCTAGCGGCGCCCAATGGCTGTGAGGATTTAGGCAAAGTAATACCACCAGGACAAGCAGTGAGTAACAAAGCTGTGCAAGTAGCATTTGAACAAGTGACCAACATCACCAATACAACACTGCCTGCCTTGGCGGCCACAATTAATACCGTGCCACGGACACCCTGGAATGTCAATACATCTTATTTGACCAACGATTTAGTGGCAAATGCCCCGGCAGTGAATGGATTGGCGCAGTTGACACCAACCACTGTTTTCTATCGTGCCCAGCAAGATGTGCCAGCTGGCACAAGTATTAATGATACTAACTATTGGTTGCCAACCACAATAGATGGTCTTAATACCATGTCTGGACTGCCATTGATCCAAGCACAGACCACAGCTATTGACTCTTCTGTAGCATCATATTTTTCCAGCAACGTGGCCACAGGTTCAGGACCCGATGGCACCATTACCACGTGTGATGTGATTGGCACTGCAATTGATTCTGGAAATATAGCCGCGCAACTTGATATTGCAAGATCTGCAATGGCCAACATTGTATCTTTAGATGCTGGAAATATTGGACGTATAAATTCAGCATACATTGCCATTGCTGCCGCAACCAGCGGAACTGATGTAGTGGCCAACATTGCCAAGGCAAATGGTAACATTGCCAACATTTACACAAATGGCACAGCCGCCGTGGTTGCCAATGTGGCTGTGCTTAATGGCGCTTGGTCTGCGATTGCCAATGTGCTCAGCACAGAAAAAACCTATCAAACATACGCTGGTATCGATTACACCAATTTGCAAGCTGGCGAACGTGTGAGCACCATGGGATTTGTGCAACAACTGCCCACATATGGCACACAAACTGATTCTTGTGGCCCTGCATATTTTGTAGGACAAATTGCCAACACCAGCATCATTGGCGGCCAGGCCATTGTGGGTGCCATGCGTGAAGGACAGAACAATCAAGTGCTGAACGCCGCAAGATTGAATGTGGACACCACTCCCAGTGCCACACTAGCAGTGACCCCTGTGCCTGCTGTGACTCCTGTATACTAAAGTATACATTTTTTCCGGTTGACCAATAATGCCCTATTTGCTATAATCGGGGCATGTGGACCAAAATGCAACGCCAAATACAGAAGTACTACTATCGTACTAATTTTACGGTAGTAGAACTCCTGGTGATTGTAGGGTTATTATTTTGGTTGACCAGAAAAGCCGTTTTTGCTATAATAATGGCATAGTAAGCAACAAAGGAGCCGCAAATGACCCAGATGTCCAAGATCCAGCAAATCAACTCTGCTATCATGTTTGGTGAGTTTTCAAACACTGAACTTGACAGCATCCTCAGTGCAGTGCAATTTGCCAAGGCCAGCCTGCGTAAACACAATATCCGCCAGTTCGCCAAAGGTGACACTGTGAAGTTCCACAGCACCAAGCGTGGCATGACCATGTCGGGCACCGTGAGCAAGATTGCTATCAAGTATGTGACAGTGAGCACCCCACAAGGCTTGTGGCGTGTGCCTGCCAACATGTTGGAGGCAGCATGACATTTCGACGCTGGTTAACCCAACGTTGGTATGCTCACTGCCTTGAAATAGAAGAATGGACTGGACGCATGCCGCCCTACCCAATGTCAGAATATTTTGCCAAATACAAATATTGGCTCAAACGAGAATACCGT